CTATTGCTCAGACTTCTGGTTCTTCTGTTTCTGGTTCTGATACTCCTCTGGCTAATTTGGCCGGTATTGGTACTGCTTTAGCTAAACGTGATGGTTTTACTCAGTCGTTTACTGAACATGGTGTTGTTATTGGTCTTGTTTCTGTTCGTGCTGATTTGACTTATCAGCAAGGTTTGCCACGTATGTGGTCTCGCTCTACTCGTTATGATTTTTATTTTCCTGCTTTTGCTATGTTGGGTGAGCAGGCTGTTTTGAATAAGGAAATTTTTGTCACTGGTGATGCTGCTGACGATGACGTTTTTGGTTATCAAGAGCGTTGGGCTGAGTATCGTTATAAGCCTTCGATGATTTCTTCTTTGATGCGTTCTACTGCCGCTGGCACTATTGATGCTTGGCATTTGGCGCAGCGTTTTACTTCTCAACCTACTTTGAACTCTACCTTTATTGAGGATCGTCCTCCCGTTGAACGTGTTGTTGCTGTGGGTTCTGAGGCTAATGGACAACAGTTTCTTTTTGATTCCTTTTTTGATTGTGTTACTGCTCGTCCTATGCCTTTGTATTCTGTTCCCGGTTTGATAGATCATTTCTAATATGCTCGGCGAACTTTTATCTTTTGGTTCTGGCATTCTTGGCAATATGTTTGCTTCTGATCGCCAAGATGATGCGCAGGATTTTTCTGCGCAACAGTTTGCTACTCGTTATCAAACTACTACGAAGGATATGAAGGCTGCTGGCCTTAATCCTATGTTGGCTTATTCTCAAGGTGGGGGTTCGCCCCCTTCTTCGTCTGCTGCTTCTGCTTCAATGCCTGACGTTGGTGCGACTCATCTTCAATCGAAGATGACTACTGCTCAGGTTGCGAACGTTAATGCGGATACTGAGAATAAGGCTGCTCAGGCTAAACTTATTGAGGCTCAAGCTGCTCAGGCATGGGCTTCTGCTGGTCAATCTTCTGCTAATGTTCAGAAGATTGATTCTGAGATCAATAAGATTAAGGCTGAGACTGCTAATTTGCCTGATGAGGGTCGCAAGATTCGTCAGACGGTTCAAATGCTTGCGGATCAAGGTGCTTTAATGGCTCAACAGGGTGAAACTCAGGTTGCGACCCGTCAGCATTTGCTGACTATGATTAAGAAACTTAAGTCTGAGACTGAGTTACTTAATTTTGACGTTGATGCCAATAAGTCACTTGGTAATTTTGGTAAAGAGTCTGCGCAGTTTAAGACTGTGATTGATTTAATTCGTGCTTTGAAAGGGTTTTGATATGTTTCTTCGTTCTGCTTTTAATTATTCTCGTGATGAAGCCTCGCTTTCATCTGGCCTTTTTTGTGAGGATGAATCTCGGGCTATTCAGTCCGCTAAGGATGAGGCCGACATTAATACTATTGTTCGGCGTTTTGGTTTAACTGGTGAGTTGCCTTCTGATTTGAAGATGCCTCAGTCTGGCGATTTCACTAATGTTCCTGATTTTCATTCTGCTATGAATTTGATCCGGACTACTCAAGAGGAGTTTCTTCGTGTTCCTGCTGATATTCGGGCTCGTTTTAATAACGATCCTGCCCGTTTGATGGTTTTTGTCGAGGATGAGGGTAATCGGGACGAAGCTCGCAAGCTTGGTTTCTTGCGTTCTCCCGTTGTTGCGCCTGAGCCTATGCGTGTCCAGGTTGTACCTCCCTCGGGTACTCCCGAGGGAGGCGCTGCCGCAGGCTAACGTTTTTGTTTATAGGTGAAAACACTAACCCGCTTCGGCGGGTTTTTTGTTGTTGTTTTGTTTTTTGTGTGTATAATTGTGTTTGTGCGATGTTGCACGTTTTTTGGAGTGTTTATTATGGCTACTGCCTCTGTTGCTTCTTCTGTTGATGTTCTTTCCGCTTCTGAGCGTGGTATGGTTGTTGAAGGTTTGAACCTTCGTATTGCTCAACTTAAGCGTGCGCTTAATGTTGAGCGTGATGATTCTATTGTTGCTATTCGCAATCGTCAGATTGCTGAGTATGAGACTTTGGTTTCCAAGTTTCGTTAATTTTTCTTTTCATTTTGTTTTTTTGGAGTAATTTATGTTGTTGCACATTGTTTCTGTTAAGGACACTGCTGCCCAAGCTTTTGGTCGTCCTTTGTTTGTTCCTGCTGTTGCTGTTGCTTTGCGTTCGTTTCGTGATGAGGTGAATCGTAAGGATTCTGCCGATGATCTTTCTCGCCACCCCGATGACTTTGAGTTGTATGAGGTTGGCGTTTTTGATGATGCTACGGGCATCATTGATGTTTTTGAGCCGCGTATCGTGGCTCGTGCTAAGGACTTGAAAGAGTCCTGAGCCTGTGCTGTAATGCACTTAGACCAGTTTTCTACTTGATGTAACTGGTCTAGGTGACACCTTTTTCTAAGGTGTCTTTTTTGTCAAACTTTGAGGGTCTTTTATGAAACCTGTTTCTCGAATGGCTGTGAATAAGCGGAAGTCCTCTGCTAAGTTCAATCGCAACACTAGGACCGTTGCCGGTGCCAACGTGTCTATGAACCCCATGCGGGGCGGTTGGCGTCTTTAATGCCTTGTTATGCCCCTATGCCCGCCGTGCGTATGGGCGATGGCTCGGTAAAGTTTGTAAGTCGTAATAAGAGGGGTGTCGATGGGACTCTTGAATTACCCTGTGGTCAGTGCATTGGATGCCGTCTTGAGCGATCAAGGCAGTGGGCGATGCGTTGTCTGCATGAGTCCTCGCTTTATGAGAGCAATTCCTTCATTACACTTACCTACGATGATTCCAATTTGCCCTCAGGTGGTTCTTTGAATTATCCTGATTTTCAGCGTTTTATGAAGCGGCTGCGTAAGAATTCTAAGTCTGCTATTCGTTTTTATATGGGTGGTGAGTATGGTGAATCCACTGCAAGGCCGCATTTTCACGCTTGTTTGTTTGGGTATGATTTTCCTGACAAGGTTTATTTTCGTAAGTCTGCTTCGGGTGAGAAGCTTTACACTTCTAAGTTTTTGGAATCATTATGGCCTTATGGCCTTTCTTCTATTGGTGATGTCACTTTTGCTAGTGCCGCTTATATAGCTCGGTACTGTGTTCAAAAAGTCACTGGTGATGCTGCCGATGCGCATTATTCTTGTCCTGAGTTTGTTGATGAGGATGGCGTTATTCGGAATTCCGTTGTTCCTGAGTTTAATCATATGAGTTTGAAGCCGGGTATTGGCGCTCGTTGGTTGTCTAAATATCAAACGGATGTTTTTCCTCGTGATTACGTGGTTGTTAACGGGGTGAAAACTAAACCGCCTAAATATTATGATGTTCTTTTTGAGCGTGAGAATCCCGGTGTATTTTCTGATTTGGTTGCCCAGCGTGAGCTGGATGCGTACTCAGGTTTTTTGTCTGGTGAGCAATCTATTGCTCGTTTGAATGTCAAGGCGCAGGTTAAGTCTGCCCAATTGATTCAATTGAAAAGGGGTTTTTTATGATGCATCGTAACCGTTCTGTTGATCCGCATAAGTTTGCAATGATACCAAAAGCGGACATTCCTCGCGCTTCTTTTAAACGTCAGTTTACACACAAGACTACGTTTGACGCTGGTTATCTTGTGCCTGTTTATGTCGATGAAGTTTTGCCGGGTGATACGTTTAATCTTAAGATGACTGCTTTCGCTCGTTTGGCTACGCCTATTTTTCCAGTAATGGATAATATGCATCTTGATACTTTTTTCTTTTTTGTTCCCAATCGTTTGATTTGGGACAATTGGCAGAAGTTTATGGGTGAGCAAATTGATCCGGGCGATTCAATTTCTTATGTTGTGCCTCAGCAAGTTTCTCCAGCTGGTGGTTATCCTGTTGGTTCTTTGCAGGATTACATGGGCCTTCCTACTGTTGGTCAAGTAGGTGTCGGGAATACTGTTTCCCATTGTGCTTTTTTTACTCGTGCTTATAATTTGATTTGGAATGAGTGGTTTCGTGATGAAAACCTTCAAGATTCCGTTGTTGTTAATCGTGGTGATGGCCCTGACGATTCAGACGATTATGTGATGCTTCGCCGTGGTAAGCGTCATGATTATTTTACTTCTGCTTTGCCTTGGCCCCAAAAGGGTGATCCTGTGCGGTTGCCTTTGGGTACTTCTGCGCCCATTGCTATGAATGCCGCTTTTGATGCTAAGAATGCTGGTGTTTATAGTACTGTTGCTGGTTCTATGGGTACTTTGCGCGCTACTTCATCTTCTTCGGATGATGTTTATTTGTCTACTTTGCAGGCTAATACTGTCGGTATGTTTGCCGATTTGAGCGAAGCTACTGCCGCTACTATTAACCAGTTGCGTCAATCGTTTCAAGTTCAGAAATTGCTTGAACGTGACGCTCGTGGTGGTACTCGCTACACTGAGATTATCCGTTCTCATTTTGGTGTTATTTCTCCTGACGCTCGTTTACAGCGTCCTGAGTATTTAGGTGGTGGTTCTACTCCTGTTATCATTAATCCTATTGCTCAGACTTCTGGTTCTTCTGTTTCTGGTTCTGATACTCCTCTGGCTAATTTGGCCGGTATTGGTACTGCTATAGCTAAACGTGATGGTTTTACTCAGTCGTTTACTGAACATGGTGTTGTTATTGGTCTTGTTTCTGTTCGTGCTGATTTG